ACCCTATTCGGGCGGCCTGCCAGAGAGCCTGCGGAGAACCCGCAAAGGTCTCTCCTATAGTTATTGGGCTTGTAAAAAAATCACCGAAATCTTCAAGATTCCAGTCGCCCCCTTCGGTTCCTGTGTAGGTAGGCAAATCCCATAGTTCTGCCATTACTAAGCCTCCTGAGTTATTCCTAGATTATACTTGTTGGTGAAAGCTTCTACAAACCCTGTTATTGGCTTTCCTTGGGATGCCATCTGGGCCGAGTATACATCAAACTCTTTTCCTATCTCATCTCTCAGATACTTTGCCCCATACCCTTGGCCTGCACCCATACCAGCCATGATCATGGAAACAACCTTTTCCCTTTCAGTTAGGTATCCCTCTATTAAACCCCGTGAATATTTTTCTTGATCGGTAGCAAATTGATCACGTTCTGAAACCGCATACGGGTCAGCTCCTGTATCGGGAAACGCCCCTGCAGATATATTGATCAGGTTCTGGAACGCCCTTGATCTCTCTTCCTCAGTCATTTTAGGTGTTGTCTCGGCCCACCCCCCGAAAGTGTCAGCCCCGAATTCACCACTCAGGAGATATTCGCCCCAAGCTGGTTTAAACCCGTACATCCGGGCTTTCCACCTAGGATCAGCAGGGTTGATGTTCTCACCCATCTGCCCCGCCCTTATAAGTTCCCACTGCTCAGACGGTGGAAGCCCGAAACCCCTAGGCGGTAGCCCGTACTGTCCGGCGGTTGGGTCTGTGGTCAGGGCTGTGGTCGGGTCTGTTGCAGCAGTTATTCCTGTAGCCCATGTATCTAAGTCCGGGTTATGTGTAAACGTAATGTCCCCAAAGTTGTACTGGTTAAAGCCCTCCATAGTTGTAGTGGAGGTTGGGTTAAGCCACTCCGAAATAGAATTGGTTCCTTGATCACGGATATAGAAGCCATTTGTTTCTTTGTTAAAGAAGTAGTCTAAACCACCATGTGTGGCTAAAGGTCTTCCTGCGGCTATCTTGGCTGCCTTATTCGCATAATCTGGATCTGGATCTGTAGCGGAAAACTGGTATGTAGCCGTAGGCTCCCCAACTCCCATTACCGTTGGGACTGCGAGAGTGCTTTCCGTGGTAACGGGAAGTTGTCCGAGACTCTCTAGGTACGTCTGGTCTTCTAGTTCCTGTTCTCTATCTTCCACGCCTACTGGTGTGACTGGTTTGACTACACCCGGTTCTTCTCTTGCTAACGTCCTTATAAACAGGGTCGAAATTTGTTCTGGATTCCAGCCGGAATCTGCAAGTTCTTTCTCAATCTCTGGCCTGATATAGCTGGGGTCTACATAATAATTTTTAAGTTCGGACATTCTTTTGGCAATGTATTCCATCGCAGGAAGCTGAAATTCTTCTATATTAAATGGCTTTTCCTGCCTCTTACTAGCTAACCAGCGAATAACAGGGGTTCCACCAAGAGCCTCTATGAGTGCTTCCTCGGTCATGCCACCAGCCTGTTCTATCATCTGTATGGCTTCTTGTTTTCCATACCCTCTGTCCTTGGCCCAGTCAGGAACCCACCAAGGGGCAGGGATCCAAGGCTTCTTATATTCACGAATACTCTCTCCCTCGTCGGTTACCGCAAACATCACATAGCCGGGAGCAGGTGGAGCTTTATCCTCCGCATCTAAGAAACCTCGTTGGTGGATCTCGTAGGTTAATTTACCATCCCCCATATCAAAAACTTTTGGTCTAGTCTCATATGCTTTAGTAGGATCTTCTTTTGCAGCGAGTTTAGCCTCCATTACAAGTGGAGATTCCTTTTCACTCTCTAGAATTATTCTAGCCCTTTCTTCAGTGGCTGCTTCTGCATCTGCGGCTCTTTGGTAGGCTGGTGTGCCGGGTATAAGGTCGGATCGAACAGGCATGGGGTACTGGAACGGCTTTCCACCTAGGTGGTATCCAAGTCCTTGTGCTGGTGGCGGCCCAACATATGACTGTTCTGGCATAGTTACTCGGTCAGTTTTAGTTGTTCCTACATTAAGAGCATTGATCTCTGCCTGTGTCACAGCTCCTTCTAACAGGCTAGACATATCTCCTACTCCTACTGCCGCTGCCGGATTTACAACGGGTCTTCTATCAACCTTTACTGGTATAGTATCTGCCAGTTCGTCAGGTGAGAACCTATCGGTCAGCTTATTTACCAGATCAGTAGGCTTAATACCAAAGGCTTTTGCTTGTTGCAGCACAAGCGGGTCATTAATATCAGGGACTGCTTCAAGGTTTTGCCTGTTATGCCAAAAACTGGCGGCGGCAAGCTCTAGTGCCATCTTCTTATCAGTTACCATCTCAGCCGTTTTCTTTGCCTGTTTATCTTGACCAGCCGCAGCAGTTGCAGACTGTTGGGCCATGAAGGTTGCATCTATAGGGGCAACTCCCTGACGCAGTAGATCCTGATAGGTCAAAAACTCACTGGCACGAGAAGCATCAATAGTATCCACCGAAGTGGATATATCTACCCCTACGGCAGGCAGACGGTCATACCCTACGCTTCCCTTTCTTAGGTGACTTATGAGGCTGCTTGGATCTCCCATCCCGTGATCCATGAGATCGACAAGGTTACCAAACAGGTGCGGCATGATCTCGAAATGCGATAGATAATGATCTTCTCCTAATGCCATGCTATCCTCCCGGCCCTACTAGGCCCATTCTTCTCAGCCTCTCCGCATCGCTCTGCGCTCCCGGTCTGGGCATACCCGGAGGCCCAACCGGGCCTGCCGGGGGAGTGGGCATGGGTGGCGGCACACCAGCCATCGCAGGGGGCATTACTCCCGGCGGCGGCATAGGCGGCGGCCCTCCCGGCTGCATTGGTGGGGCACCCGGCGGCATTGGAGGTGCTGCACCCGGAGATGGGCCGAGCGGTGCCCCACCTCCAAGATTATCCGCTAACATCTTCGCTTTGCCTAGTAGCATTGCGGTAAGCTCCCCGGCATAGAACTGGGCAAGGTCTTCACGACCCTGACGCATGGCAGCCTGATACAGGCTCCACAGCCCTGCCTCTGGGAGAGTACGTTCCGCTATCTGTTCCTTGATCGTGTCTTCTATCTGATCTGCGTCCTGTATTCCTAGGACATTGTCCCTGATCCAGAGGTCTGGCATCAGTGGTGTCGGGCCTTCACGGGCGATTTGTGCCATAGAGTACTTGGACATATCGTCCTGCGGAAGCCTCGGCATGACAACAATCTCTATATCCCCGCCGTCCTTGACGGTCTTAGGGGTAATCTTTTCTGAGAAGTACATCCTGTTATTGTCCCTGCCGGATAGTTCCATAGCAGAGAAAGCCCCGGACGAGTACTGGTCGCAGAGAAGTCTTGCTAACTGTGAGTATGCCTGTTCCAGTGCGATCACCCTAGGTGAAAGCACTGTCTCAACGCCCTGCTTGAGGGTGTTGATGGCGAATCCCGATAGCTGGAATGGAAGTTCCCCGTACATGGAGTGGGGGATTGCGCCCCTCTGCATCTCTCCAGAGACTAGGGCAATGAATGCGCCTGTCTCACGGGCTACTTCCTTCAGTCCTAGAGGCTGGACATCCTCTCCCTGTGCAAGGGCTACCTCTGTGCCTTCCTTGTAGGGGTCTTCTTCGAGGGTCTTGGTTCCGTCACGGGAGACTATCTTCAGTCCCTGCTTGCGGCTCCGTGCGGTAAGTTCGAGCATGACGGACATCATAAAATTATGTTGCTCGTATATGTCCCGTGTGCCCTTGAATACCGACTCCCCGTAGTTCTCGACGGTGTCCTCTATGGACGACCACTCCAGAGACTGTATCAGGGGGTTAGCCCCTACCGGGCCTATGAACACGGGGACTTCGTTGCTGCCGTGCTTTGTTCTCTTCTTGATTATCCTGTGAGGTATGACGACTACATTATCTTCCCGGTCATAGAAGTCGTAGACTTCTATTCCGTCCTCGTCCTCACGCATATCGCCAAGCCGGACATTGTACTGGCTCTCGATCTCTGCCTTAGTCTTCTTGGTCTTGTAACAGGCCCAAGACAGACCATCGGAGTCGGTTCCCCAGAAGGTATGCATCGGATCCCACGGGGTTACGTCCACGTAGGTAGTGTCTTCATCCTTTTTGACCAGCAGTGCCCGTCCCGCATACCATCCCCGCAGGGATATGTACCATGCAAGCTGGCTTTTCAGGTCGGGAAGAAGTTTTCTGGTCAGTCTCTCGTTAGCAGATCTAAGGGCACCTATAAGAAATCGTTCCTTATCGTTATTAGTCTCCCGAAGGTTTCTTGGGTTGCCGCTGGGCGGTATGCGTATGATTACATCCGCACTTGCCATCCACGCAATGATCTTATCTGCGTAGGTCTGGGGTTCGTTAGAGGTGTATGACTGGTATCCGTCGCCAGCATCGTAGGATTCAAGCCTGTAAAGCTTGTGATCCGCATCCATCCGGGTGCGGAGAGGCTCCGTTACATCGTAATGAGTATCAACAACACTGATTATGTCTTCTACTTTGCGTCGAGCCACCTTATGCCCACCTCTTAACGCTGATAAAGCTGCGGTTGCCGACATGACCGTACCCAAACTTGTCTACGAGTCCGTAGATAACGGCCTTTACCCCGTGGTTATTTTTATCCTCGGGAGATTCACCCACTATATTACCATCTCTGTCCATTTTCCAGCGATAGGCCCGTGTTTGTCCGTCCAAGGGACTGGGAACTACCCCGAATTCGGACAAAATCCCACCACATTTAGGGTTGAAGATGATTTTTGGGGCATTAGAAACGGGATCGGCCTTCAAAAAGCTCTTCAGGCGTTCCGTTCCCTCGTTGATCCTGACCTTCTGGGCGGCAAGATAGATCCCTGTCTCACCTAGCCATATCTCTGCGGGTGCGCTCATGGCCTGATGCTGGTATCCTGCTATGTCTATCACCCCACCCTGAACATCCTTCCACCAAGGCCGGGTCTTTGCTATATCAATTATCTCGTTAGTGATCAGACCCTGCTCGTAGATCTCGTCTATGACGCAGATCTGTCCGTTTATCTCCTGAACAGCCTCGACAGCATAGGCTCCCGCATACCCCGGATCCATCCACAGGTACACAGGGTCTCCTACTGACCACTTAGCCTCATCGCTGATATGTATATCGGCCCTGAACTCCCCGAACACGAGTCCCTGCGGTGGGCTTGGTATCCCCTCGATGCGTTCCATAAAGAATTCGTCTGAGGCCATAGCCTTCAGGCGAAGTATCTCCGGGTCTGCCTTACCACCGGGGTACAGGTACTGGTTAGAATATGACGGAAGTGAGAAGGACTGTTCTTCCGCTGATCCGTGTCTCCAAGTCTGGAATAACTGCGGATACCATCCCAGTGATCCCTCGAAAGTCCCCGCAAGAAAAAGCCACCCACGCTTTGGAGCGCACCTTCCCCGGAGCCTGTGGAACGATTCAAGATCTAGCTGGCTTGCCTCGCATCCTATGATCCCGTTAGGTGCCTTCATCGCAAGGGTTCTTGGATCTTTCGCAGACTTTGTCTCTATCCGGGTTCCATCCGCAAGAACTATCCTGCCGGGATCTACCCTTTTAGAAGCTTCTGAAAGTACCCCTAGGCTAGCGAAGTCCTGAACCAAGTAATCGAACTCTGCCCTAGTGCGTTCATAGTCTGCCGCAACCAGCCAGTACAGCCCTTCCTCATCGTTCTCAAGGAACCTAGAGACCAGATACTTAGAAGCCACCATACTCTTACCCGCCTGCTCACCCCCCGCAACTAGGATAAACCTCTTGCGGCAGTCTACTATGGGACGCTGCTTCTCGGTAGGATTAAAGTCCAGCTTCTTAAACAGGTACTCGACTATACTTGAATCGGTTTCCGTAGTCATTTGGATTTACCATCCGAGTCCTTCTTCCTTAACAATATCTTCTCTACCTCATCTATCGCATTACGGTGCGCTTCTTCCGCTTCCGTAACCCCCGGATCCGTCTTCGATTTTTTCTTATTCTCTTTAACCCATCTCTTCCAGTCAGCCATCATCTCCTTGACCTCAGTCCCAGCCATGTTCCCATCTCTTCGATACTTCTCAGGCCACTCGGCATTGAGAAGTGTAACCAGCAGTATCGGGTTATCATTTGGCTTCTGGTTCTTTATTCGTTCCAGTGCCATATCCTGTAGATGTTCCCTGAACAGCTCCTTGGATACACGAACCTTTGTCCTGAATCCATTAACATCCCTAGCAGACCAGCCCGTAACCGTAGACCTGCCTACACCAGATGCCTCACACGCCTTCCTAATACTTCCAACATCACCAAGAGCAGCAAGAAACGCATCCTGCTTGGCCCTGATCATGTCATCAGCTTCACTCGTGTCCTTCGTTTTCTTGCCCGTCTTTGCTTTTGCCATTTTCTACCTCAGGCCAGTATATATTATTCCGACCATAGTTCGGAAAGTCTTTTGCATTAAAACATATACTACATATCCCTGTAGAGAAAGCCCCGTTAGGGGAATCGATTATCCAGATATGTGAATGATCACCGACCCTAGAACCAATGCGGCCTGAGTCAAACGAGGATAACCACCCACGGATCGTAGATCGAGGGATTTCCATAATCTCCGAGATCTCACGCTGTGAAGAACCAGCCCTGTAACGAAGCAAGGCACGGGCGATAGTACCTGTCGGGTAACTGTGAGACCTGATTCCCATAATCCACACACGATACACACAACAAGTTCTTTTAACAAGTACAAGATATATTATAAATCCCCCCCTAAAGGGGGGATTTTAATATCATGTCTTATACATGAAGAAGAGAGGATCCATTTCAATGAAACGAGACATGATTTCACTGAAATGATAGTCTTGATTTCAATGAAATACCTGTGCATTTCAATGAAATGAGCATGGGGCGTCTTTAGCATGAAAAGTCTGTCATGGGTAGAGGCTATAGATAGAGACAAGCCCCAAGACATGCCCCCTCGCACGTTCCTTTTTCCCGATTTGCGACACCTGCCCGACAGCCTGTCAAGCCCTGCCATGCTGCCCCGGTTTTTGGTGGCATGTCGTGCCTATGAAACTAGCCCAAGACACCCCAATCCTTGACACCTGCTCTTCTTCCTTATAGTGTGGACATGATGCTATGGTCAAAAGTGGCCAAAATCAACAGCATCAGGAGTATGACAAATGACAGATCGAATGCAACATCAGGACACGATTGTGGTAGATACGGATGAGAGCTTGGACGACAAGCAGATTCTACTTGAAATGAGGGAGTGGCTGATTGATTGTGAAGTGTCTGCCCGGTGTATGACACCATCGGAGATTAGGAGAATGGTCGACAGATCATATCAAGGTGGAATCAAGGGATTCATACAGGACACGATAATAGAAAAGACGGTTCGCATCGGCAGCAGTAAGACACCGGGGGGACGCTGGTTTAGTACCTACATTTCGATTCGATACGATGGAAGACGTCTAGCAATGTTTGGGGTTGAAGGGCCGACTCCGGGGGGGAATGCCATCGGAAGCTGTGGACAAATTAATCCAGACGTTGAGCGGCTCGCTCCGGGTTGGACATGGGTCATGCTGGATAGCCTTGCCCATTATTGGGAAGATTGGCATCTAAACGACATGAGAAG